GTAACGGGCGGTATCCGTGCCGATCTTAAGACGCTCGGCCCAGACAGAGCCGGAGATGGTCTGGTCGACGGTGAAGGTATCGGGGTCGCCGACGTTGCGCGCCATGCCCATGAGGATGTAGCAATACTCGTCGGTGTCCGTGAGGGCGGTCGGGGACTGCACGATGGTCGGGTAGTACGGGTCGGTAATGTCCGTGACCGGGAAGATCGGGTTGTCTGATGCGTAGGCCTCCGTGCCCATGCGGAGATAGATGAAGGTGTCGCCCGTCGTGAGGAAGTCGATGGTCGCGGGGAGCAGCGTGCCGGAGCCAGGTTCGTCGAACGGAACAAGGTTGTTGGCCATGCCCGAGCAGACGTTCGCACGGAAGAGGAAGCTCTCCCCGCTTGCAACGGTGAAGGGGTGGAACTGGAACGGATGCTCGCAAGCGTTGTCGTCCTGAGCCGCGCAGCTTCCCGCGGTGAGGCCGATGTAATTGATGGACGTCCAGTCGGCCGGCCCGACGAACTCCTCGAACCAATCCTCGTTCGCGGGGGTCAGCCCGTTGAGGTTCGTCAGGGTGTCCGCATTGACGATGAAAGACCACGCATCAGGGGTCGAGTTCTTGTTCAGGTTGTAAGGGTCGTTCGTCTCGTTCAGGTCGTCCTGGTTGCATAGGGTCGTCCCGATGAACTGCACGGGGATCTGGAGGTCGATGGGCCCGACGATGTGCTGGTCGATGGTGAAATTAAAACCGCCTTCGCCCGGGGCTGTCGTGGCCGTGACGATGGCGATGAGCTTGACCGCGTAACCCCACTTGACCGGGTTGAACCAAGTCGTGTGGCAGTTGCCCCAGTCGCCGGACAGGCCCGTAGATGTGGCGTCATAGCCGGTCATCTTGTGCATGTTCGTCTTGTTGACGTACTCCGACGGCCCGGTCTCCGAAAAGATGGTGTTCTCGATGCTGTCCGAGGCCTTGAAGATGGACACCCATGGCTGCTCGGCGTTCAGGAGCGCCGACTCGGTGTCGTCGTTCGACTGGTTGATGTCGAACTTGCTGATCGTGATGTAATACGTCCCCGCGGAAGTGATGTTATAATGGCCCCCGTCCTCCATCCAGACGCTCGAACCAGTGCCGGCCGTGTGGGTTATGCCTGCGCCGTAGACCGCCACCTTGCTGATCCATGACTGGCGCTGGTCGTTGTGAGCGCCGAGCCTGATGCGCGGCATATTGCTTTGCGTGAAGAAAACCGTCCCCTTGGCGAGCTGAAGCTTGTTGACTCCATCGACCTTCTTTACGCCGACTTGGAACTGTTGGACGATTGTCGCGCCAGACGGATCCCATTCGCTCCAGGGGCGTTCAATGTTCAGGTTCGTCCCGAGGCTCGAGGACGTGAAGGTATAACCGACTCCGGGCTGGATGCTCATGCTCCTGAGATGTTGATATAAGTGAGATTGTCCCAGCCTTCCTTTGCATAACGAATCTCATAGTTCACCTTATAAAGTGACCCGAACTCCTCGACGTTGACTTGTGAAAGAAGGTTCTTGTGGCCCCAGGAGGTAGTCCCAAAAGGAGCCCAATCAGGGAGAAGTGGGTATTCAGAGCCCCAAGACCTGGTCGAGGTGGCCGTGTTCAAAAGGGCGAGAAGGCCTTGGACGAAAGTGACGTTGTTGTAATACACGACGCCAGTGTAGGTCGTGGTCGTGGCAAGGTATTGCGTCTTGCCGTAAAGTGAAGGGTACTCGGGATTGACGAACCCGATGAAGCGTCCGCCGTTTTCCTTTTCAAAGCACGTTCCGTTCGCCCCTAGATAGGCCGGAGCGCCGTTGACGTTGGGCGCAAGGTTGTCGGGGTCGTCTTGGACATAGGGAGGAATGCCGGCGAGAGCGATGGCGAAAGGGACTGCGTTGAAAAAGAAGTTCGGATGGCTCGTGATGTTCTCCGCGGTCAGGCCGTTGGCTGCGGAGGTGTTCGCGTTGGTTCGGTTGCCGGCGTTGATGGCGGGGTCGATGCCGACGTAGTCCACCTTCACCGTCTTATACTGGAGGTTGTCGTATGACGTGCTCGACTTGTGCGCCTTGAGGTAAGTCAGGCCGCCGAAGTCCAGGGGCTCGCCGCGTTGAGTGACCGGGACGGAGGTCGCCCAATCGCATTTGTAGGTAGCCGACGCGGTGACCAGTCCGAAGCCGTCAGAGATGAGGGTGATCCCGGGCTGAATCAACTCCGAGTTCAGCGTGTTACCTGTGTTTACAATGGTCATGATATGTTAAAAAGATCCCGCCTTTTGTACGGGCAGGGGGACGGTCTCAGTGAAAGGAGCCGGCACGGTGCCTCCCTTTCTCATGAGGTTCTGCTCTTCGAGGACGGCTTTGATTTCCTCGAGGACTTCGGTCTGCCTGGTCATCGCTTCCATGACCGGGTTGGCGCCGACGCCGATCACGCTGCCGAATCCTTCGGGGCCCTTGAAGGTGCCGTCCTTTGCGTTTTTACTTTCTAAAGCTGCACCGCTTTCGGGGTCATTTTGAATGTCTTCTGAGAGCATTCTTTGAACTTCTTTTTGAAGCTCAGGGTCTTTGATTGCCCTGTGAGATGCGGTAAAAGGTTTGATAGAATGTCGGCCCGCTTGGATGTCTTTCCATAATTGTTTGCCGCGCGGGTCTTTAGAAAGAAATTCTTCGGTCGTCGTGATTCTTTGGGTCTTTGCTTCTTCTGTTGATTCTTGGCTCTGCTTTTGTCTTTCGCGCTTTCTGGCCCAGTACTTGTCCTCCGCAGACATGAGCTTGTTTGTGTCATTGATTGCTGCCTGGTTTGCGTCCTCTCGTTTCTTTTGATTATCCGCAATAAGTTTACCAATCAAAGCCATCACCCCGGTAAGCAGCGCCATCGGCCCGAGGAAGGAAAGGAAGATACTCTTGAAAGAATTGCTGAAGGCTTCTCCGATTCCTTTTAACTGTTTATCGAAATTGCTGACGGCCGTCTTGGCCTTGTCCATAGCCTTGGGGACGTCCGAGGTCGTCTTGATGTTTACGGTCAGGTCTTGGCTCATCGTCTCTTTACCCTGCGGGATTGGCAACGGGGGCTTCGCCTTCGCCGGCCTTAAGCTGCTCCTCGATATAGGCCTCCTCCTCCGGCGACATGATCGCCACGTCCGCACCCTTGCGCATGGCGAAGGCCGCGTTCAGCCAGATGGCCTGACACTCGGGCATCTCCCAGGCACGCTTCTCTTCGATGCCGTTCGCCACTAGGTTTGCCACAATCGACAGCGGCCAGGGCGGGCCTTTGCTTCCTCCGCTTTTCTTGTTCGTTTGCTCCCAGAACTTCGGCCAGTCGTGAATCAGAATATAATCAGAGAAGGCTTTTAGCAGACGCTCGAAATGTGGAAAGTTTTCGTTAAGGTATATGACGCGCATCTTATCGATGAACCCGAGTCCGCCTAGGGGCTCCTCGGCGCAGACCTGGCAGGCAAAGATAAGGTCGGACGGGGTAACACCGCGGGAGCCGGTGACCAGGGGAGAGTCAAAGGCATGCAAGCGCACGCGGTACTTGAGGCACCACGGGTAGAGCGTCCTGCCTAGTAACTTGAACGGGGCAGGGTCTACCTGGCTATTTAGGAAGCGCCTATCCACTTCCCCTAGACTACGCCCCTTGCGGGGGTGTCAATTAATAGCTGATTTCTTCGTACGACTCAGCAGTGACCGAGACGCTGACGAAACCTTGCGAGCTGCCACGGTCGTCGACCTTGGTGATCACGCCGGAGAAGGAGACCGAAGCGGCGCCGCCCGGATAAGCCGAAGCGGTTTTCGCGGTGAAGGAAAGGGTCGCTCCCAGCTGCGGGACGGAAGTGGCCTTGGCCACGCCCTCTATGGTGATCTCGGACTTTCTGTCATCGTAACGGGCGGTTACCGTGAGGCCGGACTCATTGACCACCGTGCCGGTGTTGTTGAATCCAGAGCTGACCGAATATGATTGCACGAAAAGCGAGGCCTGTTGGCCCGGCCCGATTCCATACAAGCACACGACGCCTTTGTTTACTTCGCTCATCTTACTCCTGCCCTAATTGGCAACCTACTCGGGGTTGAGGCATGTGAGGATGTCGAAGGCAAACGAAGTCGCCCAAGAGCGCTCGTCGATGCCCTCGTCTTCGGAGCGGTATGTCACGTCGTAACAGAGGGCGTCGCCGGTCACCGCGAAGGCGTCTTGGATCAGGCCCACGCTCCGCATGCAATCGGACAGCGCAGCGCATCGGGCACGGTGCACGGCGAGGGTCGTGTCGTCGGCGTTCGAGAACAGGGTCACGCGGACGGAGCAATCGAAGTTGCCAAGGCCTTCAGGAAGGTCACCAGGGGCCCGGGCGGAGTCGCAGAGAACGACGGCCTTTGGTAGGGTCTGGGTCGCGGCGCTGTCACCCGTAAGGATGGCTACGCCGGCGAGTCCAGCCTGGGCGGTGAGGTAGGTCGCGAGTGTTCCCTCGACGATGTGGCGGATGGATTTGGTGAAGGCCATGTTATTTGCGGTTAAACTTGTCGACGGGTTTCTTCATGCGGTGACGCATCATGGCGGGCATCTGCTTGACGCGGTTGCCGTAGACTAAGCCGAGGACTCCTGCCTCGTCGGCGATGCCGTTGATGTTGCCTAGAGTGTTGGTCACGGCGATTTCTGCGATCTTGTCGGTGAAGGCGGTCACACTACGGCCGGCCACACCAGAATGCGAGGTAATCCATGAGGCCTTCCGAAGCTCGGCGCCGGGTTCGCCCTGCTGGCCGTTCATGTCCTTAGGTCGGGGAAGACTTGCCATACCTTTTGCCCAGCCGGACTTGACGGCGCCGACCATCTTCTGCCGGGCCTCAATGTATTCCTTAAGCTCGTTCTTATCCTGCACGAGTAACTTGGCAGAGATGGCACGTTGCCCTTTCTTTATGCGTCCGCCGAAGCGGCTTTTGACCTGGTTATGAATGGGCCTAAGGTCACGCACAAAACCCGGAGTGCCGTATTCGCTCTTAACTGGGTTCGCCCTGTTCAGGAAGTTCTTGGCCTTGGCAAAGGCCCGCTGCTTGTCGGCGTCGGCTGCGATCTTCGAGAGGATGCTGCGCTGGCCGAGCATGCCAGAGAGTTTGCCGCCGTCAGTCAGGCGGGTGAACATGCCGAAGTCGCCCGTCTTCACGGCAAAGGCCATTTGGTTGACGATGTTTCCAGCAACGCCCCTTTCCGAAGAGTCGTTTGCGGCCACGAAGATCTTGGAGATGTCGCCGGCGACTGCCTTCATGCCCGCCTTCTTCGCGCTAGGGCTTAGTCCATTGCCCCCGCCGCGGGGAAGGGGAGGGGTGAACTTGGCCGCGTCCTGACAGGCAAGCATGCCCTGCTCGAGCACGGCGTCGCGCATGGTGATCTTCATCCCAGCTGCGAACTGGCGACAGGCCTCCACGAACTGAGCGAGTGACTTCGGCTCGATGGCGCCTTTCTTGGCCATTACTGGTTGTCGTCGATGACGACGAGGGTGACCCAAGCCGAACCGGGCTTGTAGGTCTGGGTCGTGATGCGGACGTTCTTCCCGCCGGCCACGATCTTCTTGCCCTGGGCGAGGGAGGCGATGGGGGAGCCGCCGACGATGATGGCCGTGGAAGCCCCAATAGACCCATCTGGAAGGCTCCAGGAGGCCGTTGCGGCGGGGAGGCGGACATTGTACTGGGTGCGCTCCATATACCCCCCTGCCTCAAGCACGGTCTGCACGGCGGGGTCGGAGATGAGGCAAGCGAATGTAATCGCTCCAGAGTTGGCCGAACCGGGCACGGAAAAATCGGCGCACATCTCCTTCGCGTCAGGCAGGAACTCAGCGTACAAACTCATAACCCTGCGGCCATTGGCAAACAGGCACAAAAAAGGGGCCCCTTGCGGAGCCCCCGTTTTCGATGTCAGGCCGATTAGGCGGTGACGTAACGGACAGCCGAGGTGCCGCGGCCCTTGTTAGCGCCGATGAGGATCTGAGCGATGCAACGGATGTTGCCCGTTTCAGCCTGACCGACGAGAACCTGGACGGAGAGACCCGACTCAGCGGTGGCGACGCTGGCGTTGAAGCCGGCGATTTCAGCCATGGGCACCCCAGTCGCCACGAGGAGCGAATCCGGGCCGATAGCCACGCCCGCGAGATTCTCGACGGCGGGGATCTGGTTCCACTGGTAGATGTCCATGCCGGAGACCTGGCCGATGGAGCCGGAGGTCACGACGGCGTTGGCAGCCGGGTTGAGGGAGCCGTAGATCTTAGCGTCGTTGCGGAGGCTCTTGAGGTAGCCGTTGCCCACGAGGAAGGAGCGGGGTTCGCCGGCCTTGGCCGTGTCGAGGAGGAACTGGGCGTTCACGACGTCGTCGTAGCCGAAGTCCGCGAGGGCCACGACTTCTTCGGTGGCGAAGTTGGCGGTCGTGAAGACGGCGCCGATTTCAGCCCAGCACTTGTCGACGATGGCCTGAGCGGCGGTCTTCGCGTAAGCGTTGATGAGGTACTGCATGCCGTACTCCTGGATGTCCAGGGGCGAGAACTCGTCGACGTACTTGAAGTGCTTCAGGGTGACCGAGGAGTTGGTCATCGTGGCGCCATCGACATCCGCGAGGGTGTTGGTGGCCTTGTTGAACTCCGAAGCTTCGCCGGCGCCCATGATCGGGACGAAGACGGTTTTGCCCGCGCGGCCGACGGAGGCCGAGAGGTTGACGGAGATGTTGTTGAGGATGGGCAGCTTGCCGGCGACAGTCTGGACGATGTAGTCAGACAGGATAGCCGGAGCGGTAGGGAGGACGGTAGCCATAGTAGTGTGTTAGGGAGTGAGGGTTAGAGGGAAATTAGGAAAGGGTGCCGGTAAAGGTCTCAAACTTACCCTGAGTGACTTCAGTCCTGAATCGGTGCTGATAATCAATACGGTAGTTTACGGGGCCACCGGCCGGGGTGTCGTCAATCTGGATGTTGAAACTAAGGGTAGTCTTGCCGGAGTTGGCGGCGGCGTCGGCAGCAATCTGAGACCAGGATGCGGTCAGCAGTTCGCCTAGGCGGGTCGTCAAAGAATCAGGAAGGGCCATGTTAGAGAGAGATGAGAGCGGCCTTGTGCGCGTTGAAGAACGCGATGCGGGCCTGACCAGCGGGGAGGGCGAGGTAAGCGGCCTTGATGTCGGCGTTGCTCATCTTGACCGGGGAGTCGCCCTTCGGAAGTTCGACGGGCTCGGTGCCGAAGGAGGCGACGATCTTCGCGGCTTCCTTCGAGGCGGTGGCCTTCGAGCCTTCGAGCTCGGCGACCTTGGCCTTCAGCTCGGAGGCTTCCTTCGCGGAGGCTTCGAGGGCGGCGGTCAGTTCGGCGACCTTGGAGGACGACGCGGCGGCCTCGACCTTGAGGGACTCCAGCTCGGCGGAGGCGCCGACGGTCATCTTCTCGACGGTGGTGCGGAGGTCGTCGCGTTCAGCGGTAAGGCCCGCAAGCGAGGCGGCGGCCTGGACGAGTTGCTCTTCGATGGTCATGCTAGTCCTGCGGAAATTGGCAACCTTGGCCGAGGGGACGACGGCCTCTTCGACCTCGTCTTCGACTTCCTCTTCGGACTCTTCGACGACTTCAGGGACATCATCGGGGGCCATGACTTCCACGCCCAGGGCGGCCACGGCTTCGCGGCTGTCGGCCCGGTTGTCGATAAACAGGTCGACCACTTCGCCGGCGTCCAGGCGTTCCTTGATGACGCGGGCCTTGAAGGCCGGGGCCTCTTCGGTGCCGTCATTCATGATCAGCTCCTGATACTCGAGGCCAGTGGCGGCGAGGTCGGCCACGGTCTTCTCGCGGTCGGACTCCGGGCGGTTGGTCAGTACGACCACCTCTTCGGCGGTCTCGTCGATGTAGTCGATGACGCGCTCGACGGGCTGGCCGTCTTTCAGGATCGTGTCGTCGATGTCAGTGAAGATGCGGGGCATAAGATTAGAAGGATGCTAGGGCTTTGGAGAAGGAGTCGGCCAAGCCCGTGACTAGGCCCTGGGCGGCGGCTTGCTTGCCCGAGAAGACCTGACCGCGGAGGGCGGAGTCGGCGACCATCTTGCGCTTACCGCGGATGGCGGCCTTGAAGTCTTCATGTATGCCGTCGACCGAGGCCTGAAGGTCGGCCATCTGCTCGTCGGAGAGGGACGTGCCCTCGATGCCGGCGCCCTTAAGGGGAGACCCGGACGACTTGATGACGACCATGCGCACGCCCTGGGACTCGTAGAGCTTGGACATGTCAGGGATGGCCATGTAGACGCCGACGCTGCCGACGGTGGCCGAGGGGGAGGCGACGACGCGGTCAGCCTGAGAGCCGAGCCAGTAAGCAGCCGAGGCCATCTCGCTATCGGTATAGGCCATGGTCGGCTTGCCCACGTCGCGGATCTTGTTGGCGAGCTCTTCGACGCCGGTGACCGTGCCGCCAGGGGAAGAGATATTGAAGGCAATCTTCTCGACCGCAGGGTCGGCCGCCATCGCGTCGAGCGTGGCCGAGATTTCATTGACGTCGGTGACGCCCATCATGCGCTCGAGAGGGCTGACGCCCTTGGAGATCAGGCCGACGATCGGGATGACGCCCACGCCGTTCTGGATATACGGGGCAGGGGCCACGCCGAAGATCTGGGCGAGCATGTCGGAGAAGCCGAACTTCTCGGCCATGACCGCGAAGTCTTGGGCCTTGGACGGGTCGATGAGCATCGGCTCACGGCCCTTGAGAGCATGGGATAGGAAGCGGGTCATTTGTTAAGGGGTCGAAGGCGGAGGGGTTTCAGCTGCGGCCACGGCGCCCATGGGGGTGTTCGTGGGTCGGTAGAGAGTCTCGAACGGGATGCCGCGCTCGTTGGCAAGGCGCATGATGTATGCGATGTTGTCGGCACGCTTGCGCATCTCGGTCTCGAAGTCGGTTCCCCGTACGGAAAAGTCTTCACTGAAAGACACTCGGCCCTGGTCGAGGTCTGCCCGGTCACTCGCCGAATCACGGCCAGCATCTACGGTGACGCTCTTCGGGGTCGTCCAAGAGGTCGCCCACCAGCGGGGGTCGTCAGGGATCTCGCCCTTGGCGATACCGTCTGCGATGATATACTCCCAGGTCGGTTCGCAGAAGGACTCGATGATCACGTTCTGATACTTGCCGAAGACGCGGGCGGCCTTGGCCGTGACCAAGCGAACACCGGCTCCGCCGGCGGTCGTCACGTCCTTCACGAACTCATAAGGCAGGATTGAGCAGATGTCCTTCTCCAGCGCCGCAAGGAAGCCGACGAAGGTCGAGTTCGGGCGCTTGCTCTCGAAGGACTCGAAAGAGTCAGAGGACTCGAGCACGATGGCCTTGCCGCCCATCTGGCTTGCGATGATCTCAGCGGAGTTATGGTTCGACGAGATCTCGGAGGCCGCGTCGTCGTCGAGGAAGCCAGAGCCCTTCTTGATGACTCGGGTCACG